TCATGGTATTAGTAACACAAATCGGCAGGTCGTATGTCCGCCAGTAAGCAAAGGCTATGCTTTCTTGTGCTGCTTTGCTGGCGCTGTATGGGTTGCTGGGCTGGTGTGGCTCGCCCTCTTTATGGTTGTGGCCTTCCGGCGCTGGACCGTATACCTCATCTGTGCTTATTTGTATGAACTTCTCGACTGGGTGCTGGCGTATATATTCCAGCATAGTAAGCGTTAAATGCACGTTGTTTTCTATAAAGTCGCGTGGGTCGGTAATACTGCGGTCAACGTGGCTTTCGCTGGCCATATTGATTACATAGTTTATCGGACCGATGCGCTCTACTAATTGGTCTGAAAAGGGCGCTGTTAGATCGTGAGTAATAACTGTTGTGCGTTCGCGCCAGTCTGGATGCGACTCTAGCATTTCAGTAATACGGTCTGTTTTGCCTTTATGCCTGAAGCTGTCAATTATGATTATGTCCCAGTCCGTATTGTGCATCGTATGCGCGTAAGTGTGCGCTCCAATGAAACCGCCACCGCCTGTTAATAGTAATGTTTTAGGCATGTTTTATTTACTCCGTTTAGTTTTATATCTTTGCCACCAGCTTGGCTCATTCCAATGCTTGCTGGCGTATACGCGTCTGCCGAGTATATATACCGCTTTAGCGCCATCGGCCTCGAACACAAATATTAAAGTTTTATTGGCTTTAGCCATTGCATCAACTGTGGCCAACTGGCGCACGCGGTCATCTCTCATTTTATTCGTTGCCTTTGTAGTAGCGCTTAATCATAAGTTGCAGGTCTTTCGAGATAGTATTGTACCACTCCCGGCCTGTTTCAAAGCATATCCGGCGCTCCATATATTTACCGTTGCGCCTGCTCTCGAACATCTCAGGGTTTTCACTTTGTAATTCGGATAGCCGGGCGCTGGCCTCGTATCCTACAAAGAACTCGCCTGCATCGGACCGCATAAAGTCGGTGGGTAACCACCACATCTTTGTATCGTTTTTGCACATCATAGCGACTATTTTTTGTTGTTGCGTCAAAGCCTTTGTTGGCTGTGGTGCTGGTGGTATTACTTGTGGCATTTTATAACTCCATTTCTGCCTTATATATTTTACTTACCCACAGGGCCTGCTTGGTCGGTCTCTCAATCCGACTAATGATGCCCTTTTTCGCTCCGCGCTTAAATACGCCTCCGAGTGGTGAGTAATCATTTAAACCGTAATTTGCGGACTCTAGGAATATGATCAGCATGTCCGCGACAATGTACTTGTTCTCTTTAGCGAGCGCTTCTAGTAGCTTGTCTGCTGCATCGCGCCACGCTTGGCTTTTGCCGTCCATTTATTTGCCCTCGCACTGTTTAGTTGGCTCTGGGGTTTTCTGGACCGGTGCTACTACTGCAGGCGCAGGCTCTTGTGATTGCCGGGCCTTTTCGCACATAGGGTCGTCTGCAGGCACTGAGTCTACATAAGGGCATGCGTTGTACCATGCAAAACCACATATTACATTACCGTCTTTACCTATACCGCGCTCAAAGTATGCGCCCTCGCTGGTTGGCGGTGGGCATTCTAGTACCGGGACGCTTGCGTTGGCTGGCGCTGTGCCGGTTTGTGCAGGCAGGACGGTAGTTATACCAACTATTAGTAATGAGCCTGCTAGAGCGCCTGCAAATAGCTTAGTCTTCGTCATTGTCGCCCTCGATTGCTTTCCATGCATTGTCGTCTTTATCAAAGAAGGTTGCATCGATAGTATTTACAATGTAATCACCGCGCTGGACTGCCCTGACAAAATACTCTTTTGTAAGTTCGTGCTTACCCCATATATTGTAGCCACTAAATATTAAATACTTGTAGTTCATGACACCTCCACTTCGTTTTCTAATTGCTGTAAGTACAATTCATCGCCTGTGTGCAGGTAAGTTTCAAATAGCTCGCTATTGTACTCGGTGGCCGGGTAGTATTTACCGTTTACTCTGAATACAATTATTACTTCTGCGTTTTTACGCATTACTTTGCCGACTAGTTGGTTCATGCTAATTTTCACTCCCGGCCTCTGTCACTTTTAAACCGTCCTGCAGGTATGCAAGCGCAGCCTTATATGCAGTGGTTTTGCCACCGCGTTTTACAACGTCTATTGCTTTGACATCCTTGCCGGTGGCCAGCATTGCGATAATCTCTAGCTGGTAAGGTGTAAGCACTATACCGAACTGCTCTTTGACAAACTTTTCTATTTTTGTCATGGCTAGCTCTTAACGTCTACTTTTTTAGATTTTCTGGCCTTTGGTGGTGTTTCTATAAAGTCTGGCTCATCGTCCGTTAAAAAAGCAGCAGCCAGATCATCGTCAGGGTCTTGGAGCATATCGCTCGGCTCTACCTGCTCTGGTGCTGGCTGTTCTTTTATTGCGGTACTAGGCTCATCCTTTACGCCAAGCACGCGAGCGGCTTCTTTATTGGCGGTGCGGTATATCCCAGACACTTTTAATATTTTGTCGTAATCGTACCGGCTGAGTCCGACTAAGTAGTCAAGGACCGTATTGTAATTGACCGGCGGTTCTATATCTGGCTCGTCTAGCAAGTCAAACACATTGGTCTTTTTTTTATTAAATAAACCCATATTATCCCTCCATCTCTTGGTTATATGTACTTATAACTCTATATGAACGGTATACGGTTTGTCAACACGAATATGCTTATTACCAGATGACTTTGCCGGTAATAGGGTCAAACTGCCCCATTTTTGGCTTTGGGAACATGACTTTGATCATAGTTTTTATAAACCATAAACGCATAGTAATACCCTCCATTCTTGCGCTAGGTTGTTATTTTTGTTTATAAAGTAATCGCTGTAAGACAGTTTTTGGCTTTATAAGGTTATTATAGGCTTAAAGATTACCAAGTATCAAGCACCAATTTCCGGTGGGTCGAGGTGTGGATAAGGCAGCATGCAATCATCGCATGTATAGTCAAACTCGTTGTTTTCGTGCGCCCCACAGGGGACTCTGTCGTCCACGTATCATATCAGCCATTTAAATATTGCTATTGAGCATATTATAAGCGCTTTGACCATTAGATACATTACATAAAATATGGCTATTACTGGCAGGAATAATAAAATTACGATCCACATTATGGGTTGGCCTCCTTAAAAGCCTGTGCGAATTTTTGGCTGCATAGCGATCTAAACTCCATGTCGCTGTCTACATCCTCGAATACGTCAAACTCTCTTATAAAACGTTTATGATTTTTATGCATAAACGCCAGTGATGGTTTACCTCTTCCGGGCCGAGTATACAAGCCCTCTATTTTTGGCACGTCCTCCCATTTGTAGTATTTGCGAGGCGGTATATTGAACTCGCCCCATAGTGCTGTGCGCTTAGTCCACGCGCTACCGTACCACCAGGGTTCATATTGATAGCGTGGCGCTTCCATGAAATCTTTTAATCTACCCTTTGCCGGGTTTTCAATTACCCAGAACTTAAGACCGCCCATGCTTTGCGCTTCGTCAATAATACGCATGCACTCCCGGACCAGAAACATGCCCCTGTATGGATCACGCGCCTTGCCGCCTTTACGCGCTGTCGAGAACTCTAGGCACACAGGATTAGCAATAATGCCATATATCTTTTTGTCTAGGCCATGAAAGTGTACCCAGTTTGCAAGCGAGAAGTTCTCAACGCCAATTGCCTCGCCGACAAGTATTACTTCATAGTTTGGGTCGTCTGCATAAGGGTAAGTGTCTGAACCAGTATCTGCACAGAGGTGCAAAATAATCTTTTTATCCATTACTGCGAGCGCCCATTACGTTTTGCTGGTAATACTGGCGCGGTGGTTTACAGTTCTGCAGGGCTTTGGCCATGTATTGCTGCGATACGTTTTTACGCTCGGCATATTCCAATAGCTCTACAAAGCCTGCCTGACCGTTTACGTTTATAAACTCCTGCGCTTTTCGTACCCAGTACTTCTGGTATTTACCAAACCCATATTTTACTAGCTTATCGTGCAAGTATAGCGCTGTTGACCCGGCCACCTCTTTGACCTTTTCGACAAAGTGGTATGTGCCGTCCCGGACCATTTTGCAGAGTTTAGCGAAGTAGTGGCTAGGGTTGGCCTTTTCTTTAGCGCTAGCAATCATCCTGCCCCATTCGTCAGCCTTGCCTGCTTTCTCTAACTTGATCTGAATACTCCGGTAAAACGGTAAGAAGCGCTGGTCGTCTATGAGGTCAGAAGCCTCCCCGATACGCTCTAGCATTGTTTTTTTGCGCTGGTCGTTAATACTGTAAGACATAGTTTTAAACCCTCCATTTCTGTTTTTCGTCTTACTGCAAATATAGCACAGTAAGATTTAATACTCCAACTCCGCTTTTGGTTTAAGTGGATAAGTCCTGTGCATAGTGTGCATAAGTCCGGTATTTAGGCTGGTTTATAGGTTGTTTCTATATAGTATATAAAATTGTTCTAAAAGAACATTTCTATATAGTATGTAAAAGCTTAGAAATAACAGGGGTCGTTACTTGCTTTAGCTTGTATATATGAAAGGCTCTGCGGTTGGCTAGCTCCCCATCCATGTATATTGGTAGGAACTCGCCGGGTTTGTATTGGTAGTATTTGTTCTTTATTTTGTTTACCATGACTACATATTAGCACAATAGCGCTATTTTGTCAATATACTTACAGAGAAGCGTTATTTACTGCTAATGATCCAAGCGCATTAAATTCATCGAGTAATGTATTTATATACTCCATGTCCTGATCTTCTATTGAGTTAAGTGCTGCACTCATGTGGCCTGCACGTTCTGCGCCTGCTCTAGACTCAAGCCACTGCTCGCGAGCATCTTCTAAGTAAGCAATTATGACCTCTTTATTTTTATCTGCCATAAGTTTATTGTACACAACCATAAGCAAAAAGCACACCTTGCGATGTGCTTTAATTGCCGAAATGGAGTTTCTGGTAAATAGAGTGTCTTACTTCCCTAATTACTGCACGCACTATACCATAACGGACTGACCACTACCACCAGTGGTTTTGTCTTTTTTGAACCTGCGAGCGCCGTAAAATGCAAAAGCTACTGCTTCGGTTGGGTCGCTTTGAATATCGTGGTTCATGCTAGCGTAACCAAACATGCCGTCTTTACCAATACCACGCTTTTTTACTGTCCGTATTGATACGTTTAGCGCAGGCTGGTCAAAGTGGGTTAATAGCTGATGCTCAAGGCCGTAATAGAAGTCGGCGTATGCTGCGCCAGCCTCTCTAGCGTTTGGAGTGAGTATTTTCTTTTTTAGCTTTGGGTTGGACCGGACCAGCTCCTCTACCAATAACTGCGTGCCTGCTGCGCCGTCAATAATTATCTTGTTTGGTTTACGCCAGCGTTCTAGTAGCCACATCGCCAGCCAGTTTGTACCGGCGCTCATTGGTTTGCGCTCTACCAATTCAATGTGTACTTTCGTATCTGGCATAATAACGCCCACTGCAAGGCTCACGGCGCTACCGTCTGGTGCAAACTTTACTGCATACACTATGTTTGGGTTATCGGGTAATTGAACGCGCTGGACCGCCAACGGTGTCCACATGTCGTCACTAATAGCTCGCATACTCTCTACTCCTGCAATCCATCCCAGACGCATTTTATTAAAGCTGTCGACTGCCATCTTCTGGGCTTCAGACTTAACAGCCGTCTTCATTAAGAAATAACCAAGACTAGGGTTTGTCGCGTACCACGCCTCCTCGTCCTCTGGGTCGGTTATATGTTCTACCGACCACTCCTGCCAACAGATGTCAGGTGCTTTGCCTTCCAGTACTCGCTTACGCATTCGCAAAAAGACAGTGCCGTTACCTCCACCGCTTGGAGGTGTACCGGCGCGAATAGTCTGGTGGTTTTGATTTTTACCGGATGCAATGGTTGGCAATAGCGCCTCTTGCTGTGCATCGGTCTCTTCCTGATCTTCGTCTAGTAGTAGCGCATCGTTGGTAGTACCAAGACCGTTTGTTCGGGTTCGGGTTCGGAATACACAACGTCCGCGATTGCGAAGCTCTACATAGTCAAGGCTCTTTGGCTCTTTATCAAACTCCTCCGTAAGCATGTCGCGTATCTCGGTGTCGGCATCGTAAAAGAACCGCTGGACGCGCCGTTTGATCTCGCCAACGGTATTATCGCTATGCGCTGTATAAATAAGCGCCTCGCCCAGAAATACCATGCCACCAATAATACGAGCAATAATAAGCTCCGATTTACCGTTCTGGCGCGGTACTAGCAGGCCACAGTCAGTGTTAACCCACTTCCAGTTACCGTCCGCATCTTTCTCTACCGCCATCCAGCGATACAATATAGCCTTTTGCCACTCTAGTAATTGAATGCCGTAATACTCAAGTAAGCGTATTGTTTTATCGGCCAGCCAAATATCGCCGTTTTTATATACGTCTACTCTGGGCTTTTGGTTACCATGTCGCTTGGTCATTTCTCTACATCCTCAATGGTTACGCGTGATCTAAAGCTAGTATGGCGTGCGCCCTTGCCGTTTTCGCTTGGGCGCTTTGACTTAACTGTTGGCATATCTTCTAGTAATTGGCCGAGCAGTGTTTCTTTTTTAGGACCGAGCCGTTTTTCGTAATCACTAATCTGCGTCATAATCTCGGTCATTTCACGCGCTAGCGCAGCCGTATCTCGCGCTCCTGCGCCTTTTTCTAGCTTCTCGGCTATTTGGTCGCGTGTAGCCTTAAGAACGCCCAGACGGTCATTTTTGAGCGCCAGAGCGACAATTCCGTTAGTACCATTGCTCTTGTTTTTATTTGTAAGGCCGGATTGGTGTATTTTCTCTATGCGGTGCGGATTGCTAATAATATCGTGCCAACGACTAAGTGCTGCGTATGCTTCGGTTGTTAAAAAGTCCTGCCCGGTGGCTGCGAGCATCTTTATTGTGCGTGGCGACATAGTTTTAAAGTAGTTAAGCCAATGGTCGTAGTCGGGTTGTTTGACTAGTTTGATTTTTAGCTTTGCCTCGTTCCACTCTTCGGTAAGTTTTACAAAGTGTTTGTGATCAAGTTTATAGAACCACTGCTCAAACATAGCGTCTGTAATCACTGGTGGTTTTGGTGCTGGCTTTTTGCGTGCCTTAACAACCGGCTTTTTTCTCTTAGCCGGTGCTTTGACGGGGGTCGGTTTGGCTTGTTTTTTGTTTCCCTTAACAGGCATGGTTTTACTCCACGCCGTTCCAATAGACATTCTCGTAGTTATAGCTTGGCTTATCGCTGTATGCTGCTGCTAGTAGACTGCGCGTATTAACTGCCTTTACTAACTTAAAGCGCTCATCGCTGACCTTGTAACTGCTAACGTATACCGGGAATGGTTGCATCATAACCCAGTCATAGAAAGCCTTGTGATCAAAACCGCCCTCGCGGTACTCTGCAGTGTTTTCGTATGGTGGGTCGCAGTAGACAAGCGGCTTGTCGCCAGCAATTAGAATATCGTTATAGCTTGCGCTGGTAATATTTAGATCGCTAATGCCCGGCATGTTTTGTATCTGTATCAAGCGCTCAAGCCTTGCCATGTGTTGCAATGCCCCGATGTTCGGTATTTGTCTACTAAGTACAATGCGCCTTTGATATGGCGTGTTATATCTGGCCGGGTTTAAGAATATGCGCGTGCTAACAGATTTGTTATATTCTTTTAGAACATAATCGTTTGTGAATTGCTCAAGGTAAGGTATGTCGCCCTCACCAGTCATTACTAGTTTTGATAATGCCTCCTTAAAGTCTTGTATATCTAAGCCGTATAAATAGCTTTTTTGGTTATTGCCAAACGTCCACGCTGTTTGTAGCAGTCCTGCGTACCAGTCATCTCCGGTATACTTGCGCTCAAACTCTGGCCGGGTTACAAAGTCAAACGGTATGTCGCTACCCTCTTTTAGATAGCTCATTAAGCCAGCCACCGCTTTAGATAGCTCATTATAGTGGACGCTCATCTTTGGGTATTTGCGGACCGCGTATAGCGCTACACTACCTCCGCCACCGAATAAGTCGTAAAAGTGCGTTGTATCAGGATGCCGGTTTAATATAAACGGTACTATTTTATCAACTAGCTTTTGTTTGCTCCCCATATAAGGGATGCCGTAATGACGTGCCATTTGTTAACTCCATTTCTGCTTAGTCTTCAAACTCAAGCCCACAGCCGGGACAGGTGTGTACTTTACTCTGATCGTCTTTGGCTGCCGGGTCGTCCGGCTCATCTTTTATGTCACCAAAGTTAAAGCTAGGCACGCCCCAGTTCTCTAGCTCTTCAATATCCCACTGATTGGCAATAATATCAGTATCCCACTCACCAGAGGCGGTATTGTCTTTGATTATAAACTCGCGTTTTTGTTTGTCGGTTAATCCGAATACTTGTTTGACCGTAACATCAGCATAACCTAAGTCTTTAAGAGCATAGATACGCTGGTGTCCTCCCAGAATTGTCAGGTTTTCGTCAACTACTATTTCACGCAGTTGCTTCATCTCTGGAAAGTCTTTTAATGATTTTTTGAGAGCATCGTAAGCCTTGCGGTTTATCTTGCGAGGGTTTAACTCGTTCGCAATTAGCTTGTCGATTTTCTCAACGTAGGTTTTTACCTCTACCTCTGTATTGGGTTTAGCCATAAGTCGCCTTCTCCTTTCTTAACCGGGTAGTTCCCGTATGCGCTTTGGTTGCTGTAGTAATTGTAACATAAGTATAATTGTTATACTGAGTATATAAATACAAGGAGGGGTGGAGTGCCAATAGATAGATTTCCAAAGAAGCCTTGCAAACACTGCAAGCAGATGGGCCATTTCTCGTACCAATGCTTTGTAAACCCCAGAAAGGCGCTCAAGCGCACGCCAATAAATAAAGTTGGCAAACAAACAAAACAGTGGTTTGTTACGCGTGCCACATGGATAAAAAGAAACCCACCGCCAATAGAGGGTAAGTATTGGGAGTGCTATTTACGAATACATGAATGGTGTCCGGGCCGTATAGATATATCGCACTTAACGCTGGACCACGTTGTAAGCCGTAGCAGAGCGCCCGGTAAGCGATTTAGCGCTGACAACCTGCGCCCGGCCTGTTTTTACTGTAATAATGCAAAGGGTAGTCGTAGCCTTGAGGATGTAAAGCCACCTGTGGTATAGTGTAGATATTCAGTAAATAAAATAAAAATTACTGCCAAATTAAAAGGAGCGCTGTTGCGAGAGCGCTCCTTTTTGGTTAAACAGTGTTTGTTTTACCGTTGTAAGAATGTTGGCGCGATGCCTTTGCTCGGTAGGCTTGACTTGTGTACATAGCGGTCAATTACTTTTGCAAGTGATGCCGCTCCTGCGACAATAAGCCCACCAACAGATAGTGGTATATCAAACAAAGGGACTGTTACAGTTGCCTGTGCAACATCTGGACTGCCTGCAATGACTGTTAAGACCAATACAACTACACCCAAAAGCCCAAACCACAAGCCGCGCGCTATGGTTTTTACTGTTTCTTTTAATGCTAAATTATTCATAGATAACCCCTTATACATTAAGTTTTTTAAAGTATTCTCTAATTACATCAAATACACCTAACCAGCCTTTTTTAGTGATCACAATTGTATCATCATTCTCATATGCTGATAGCCTATCTTGCAGCTTTTTATTCTGCACAAGCAGTGCCTCTGCCTGTCTTTGATATAAAGTAGCTTTATTTGAGTTAGCAACTAATGCAGGCATGTACCGCCCCCTAAAGTCATTAGCTGTTGCGCTGGTATAAAAATCTCCTAGTGCAACATCTAACTTTTTTTTGCCTACAACGTATTTGTTTAAATCTGCATCACATGCCCCTGCAAGCGCGTTAGGACCGTAATAGCCATCTCTACCCTCAAATGCAAATGCCATTGCTCTTGCTTGATCTAAATTTGTTTCCACATTACCCTCCTTATAAGTTTTTAATCTATAAAACTTAGGCGCTACGCCACCTAATGATGCATAAAGTGATACTATGCTGCTTGAATATACAACTGTGCCATCAGCTAAAACCCTGCGCTGTGTACCGGGTGCATTCGCGTTTTGTTGGAAAAACCTATTGCCACTTAATAATATACCGGTATGCCCATATTCACCATACTCATAGCAAACCACATCACCGCGCTTTTGTTGACCTGCAGGCACTTGATCAGCTAAACCTTGCGCTACTAAATTACCACCAAGATAACGCGCATGACCACGCCCTGCAAATGGGTTAGGCACATCTGACATCTCAGCCATAAACCATTTTACCAAAGTCACACACTGCCCTGTAAGGTTGCCATCATTGGGTGTTTGATTATTTGCAGTAAAAAATATATTTACTCTTGGGTTTGCATACTCATCAGCATTAACTGCTACTTGCATAAGTTTCATCCCCTTGGGTAAGAGTTCCATCATCATCAATTTCTATTGGTGGTGCTGGTGTATCTTTTTTGCTCATGCTTTTATTATACACTACCATTTGTTTGATAATGGTACAGGGTTGGTGTACTCCTGACCTGCGTAATCCTCTGCCATTTTAGCCCCTTTTTTGCGGTTGCACCTGTGATGTGTCAATTGTAGGTTATCAAGAGCGTACAGCGCCCCTCCGCGCGATCTAGGCACTATATGATCAACCTCTACTGCTAATGGTGTGCATTTTTTTGCCTCAAGATCAATTGGCGTATGACAAATTGCACAAATAGCATCCAAGCTTGCTATAGCGCGCTTACGCGCGTTTGCCCACTCCGTTTTACTCCACACTTGCTTAGTAGATGGTGCTACATCCATTTATATTATTCTTGATCAGGTAGTAATTTATTTGGAGTTTTAGCATAAAAAATATTAAAATCTGCTGCAGCTACACCAATCTTATGCCCGGCTGGAAAACTAACAATATAATTGTCTTTAGTAACAGTTACTTCCCCCTCAGAGTTTGTAAAGGTTTCGCATAATTCACTAACTTTTTTTGCCTCTACTTTTTCATTTGTTTGCTGGTTGTAATAAGTCTGCATAATAAAACCCCTAATATCTAATAATTTTATTTAATATAAAGGTTGGCTGTACGTTATTGTGAGCGCCACCGCTACCTGCGGCTGCTGTTGTTGGTGTAGAGTCAGTAAAGTTACCAGTTAAGCCAATATATCCAAAGTTGTTACCACCGGCTGCATTTGACCGGCTAAGGTTGTGTGAGTGACTTGGCATCTCAGTAGTAGTAAGTGTGTGTGTTTCAGTACCACCGCTACCGCCAAGAGTGTCACCGTTTACGCTGCCGGATGTGCCAGTAAGCCTGTTGGCTGATGTGCCGCCCATATCATCTTGCCCGGCTATTACGCGACCCCTTAAATCCGGTAGATTAAATGTCGTTGATCCATCACCAACCCCATATGTAGTGCTTAGGACCGCAAATAAATCAGCATATGTAGTTCTACTTATTGCCTGCCCATAACAAAACAACCATCCTGCAGGCTCTGTTACGCCAGCATAATCAGCAACCGTACCTATTGGACTAAAAATAGCTTTAAGATCAGCAATAGTAAATTTTTTGGTTGTAGATGTACTATCATCAACAATTGGCATCTCATCATCTGATGCTGCTGTTGCTAATGGTGGTAACGCGCTAATCTTTGGCATGGTTGTTTTTCCTTATGGTTATTATATCACTAACTTGGTGATGATGGATTGTTAATAGTTTGCTCATTTAGTAAGCCTCTATTGATACGCTGCACTTCGTCACTCATTCTTATTGGTAATCTACCTAGAGTAAGTTGTACTATGCCATCACTAAAGTTAGGCTCACGCCTTACAATTTGCAGTACTAAGCCATCAATAAAATTGCCAAAATTTCTAAAGCCAATTGTTACGCCGGGTACTAGCAAAGATATATCAATTTGATCATTCAAAACACTTACAGTAGTTATATGTGTTTCGTCTGCATTTTCCTCTATAAAACTATCACCAATGGCATCTGCTGTAGCTGATAAAGTAATGCGGTTATCGGATTTGGTAGATGTTCTAATACCATAGTTTGATACGCTTTCAGTGTCTTGATATTGCCTAAATAAGTTTGTGCCGCCGCCAGTATCGCCACCTGATAGTAATAAGTAATTTTTAATTTGCTCAGTAGTAAGCGCCAAATTAAGCTCATTTATATGCCTACCTCGCACTAATAAGTATTCAGGCGTGTTGCTTACCTGCTTGATGTCAATTTCCGCTGTGCCAAGGTCAATATAAGAATAAAAACCAGTAGGGCATAGCTCAATAATTTTAGATAGTGCAGATGCAATTGTAGATACTACAAAGGTATATGTAAGTGATAACCCTGTACTAATAAAATCTCTTTCGGTTATTAAGCCACCCCTGTTGTTATAGTCAAGTAAAATTCCATGCGCCATATCACTTACAGGATCATCTGTTGAATATGTAGTTGTAGTTGTGGGTGCGCCATACTTGGTGACAAAATATAGATCGCCAGCCACTTCTAAATATGAACCACCACCGCTACCGCCACCATAGCTAGACTCATAGCGCGATCCGTTAGCATAAACACTAGAGGTGTTATAGTATAGGCGGCAATATTGACCCGGACCAACTGATACTGTAAAGAAATAATCAGTGCTAGGGGTAACTTCAATTAGGCTAGGAAATTCAAATTGTACTGCTGTTGGTGAGGCATAGTTTATAAGTTTGGTTGCGCTGCCAAGCAAAGCCCCATTTACTGCATTAAAAATGCTAACTGTAACTGTTGCATTCCACTCCATCATAAGAGTGATAGCACCAATGTTAGTAACGCCTACGCCAGTTCTAAAGGTTTGACCATACTGCAGCCACCCTGCACCCCTATCGCCATCTTTTTGTACTAATACTGCAGCGTTTTGTGATGTTTGGCTAACATCATTGGTATAGCTGAATGGATAACCGCGTGCTACATAGTTGCTTAAGTCTAAGCCATCACTATAGACCAGTATTTTAATAGAGGCATCACCACCACCATATTTAAACTCAACTTTGTTTATCTGACCACTAAAAACTAATTTACCATTTGGATAATATTTATTATAAAGCCAAGCCTTGACCCTGTTAGAGTTTTTAAATATAGCATTGTCAGGTGAATTGCCGGGTGCAATAGTAATATCTGTATTTGTGGTTAAGATTGGTAAATCATCCTCAGTTGTAATAATATCGCCGGACTCTGTTAATAAAGGACTAACCGTAACCTCATTATCCGCAAATTGACCACAGGTGATTACCATGTTTGAACCAACTGTATTTATATCTTGAGTAAAAGCTAGTTTGCTAGTTACTTTTGGCAGCTCACCTAAATAACTCCCATCGCGTGAATAAACTTTGTATGCAACTCTTGTTGGCACATCAGTTTCAGGCGCTGTTACTTCTATGTGCCAGTATACCGTAATGCTTATATAATCTACTGATGCAATTCCATCGCCGCCAGAAACATCACCAGTAAAAATGCTTACACTAATTGAGGCAATGTCTGATGGATCTATTATAGACATCCCCCATAAATCTGTAGGACCACCGTATGAGCCTATCAATGCGCCAATATCTTTACTGCCTGAGCCTGAGCTACCAACATCTATTATTACATCACCGAAACATCCGGTGTTGCTGCCATCAACATATACCTCAATGCCATCAATAACTGCACTTGCTGGTAATTGTTGAAAATCAAAAGCAGTACCTGTTATTGTTGCGCCAAAATCGCCTCCATTAAAATAGCTGACTGATGATGAGCTACCATCATCTGCTGTTATCCTGCTAGGGTTTGACCAAGCTGCGCCATCGTCACTAGGTGTTTGGCTTGCTGCTGTTGGTAATTTAGTGCTAGAGAATGTCGGTTGCATATGCTATAGCCACCTTTTAGTATACTCAGCCTCTACATCAACATTGCGCGTGGTAAAGCCATCTGTATAGGTTATTGAGTTTGCGCCCGGCTCTAACTCTAGTAATACGCCATAATAATCTACTTCATTACCGTTCAGTGTAACAATCCGATCTGCACAGTTAATAACAATGACATCACCGTTAGCAAGTGCTTGCCCATAAATCATAACTTCTTGATTATTATTGTCATTTGATATTAGTACATAATCACCTGCGCCAGTAAGCGAATTGATTGTAATTGTAAATATTGGCAACTGGTATGGTGCTGTGCCGCCAACTGTAGGTGTTTCAGTAAATGTAGCGCTTGTAAATGCTGTTTTTGCCGCCCATAGATCTGTTGCTGTAGTATCAATGCCAAATGGATTTGTGCATATAAACTCTATGGCAAAAGTTGCATAAAGTGCTTTTTGTTTTCTAACTACTGATATTGTATTTGCTGTAGCAATGTAGCGCCTAGTGCTTGCGCCATAAGCAATATCTAGGTTTTTATCCTTGCCAGTAAAGTAACCTTTGAAAGTATCGATGCGCGAGTCTAGGTCGGCTTGCGAGCTTCCATGAATAGAGCCAGCAATAGTTATTTTTTTACTTGGGTAGTTTATAGCCGGTATTGTGCTGCCGTTTGCGTCTGCTTTTGCATATAGAGTAGCGATTTTATCTGGTAAGTTTGTGTGATCTATTGCGTTAGTTAAAATACCAACGTGCGTGCTGGCGCTGTATGTTTGTAGATCATTGCTGTTATAGGTTATATCACCGTTCATGCTGTCGCCCCTTGTCTTGGCGTAATACCCATGCCAACATTTATTGTATCTTGGTTAAGTTCATTAAAGAATGCCCTCACAGCACTTTCATCGCCAAGCACTATTTTTTGTATGCTTACGGTCTGAGTAGTATTGTTGTTCGTTTGGCCAATACCGGCACTTGCTGCGCCACTAGCGCCAAATGCTAGACTTGGGTTAATACTTGGGCCGCCAATACCTATTAAGGCGCTATTTGCCATATTGGTGGCCGCTTTTTCTACTAAGCCGGATGCATTCTCTATACCTTGAGCCAAACCTGCAGGCACTTGTTTACCAAGCATTGCTGCAACGCGTGATGGCGAGTGAATACCAAGCGCTGACTTTATCGGACCGGGTATTTTGTCTTTTACAAATCCAATAATCTTATCTTTGAGCCAACCGCCCATGTCTTGTATACCTTGCCAAAGGCCCTGCACAACGCTTTTACCAATACCAATTAGGTTACCGGGCGACAGAACACTGCCAATAGTCTTTATTATTTGCCATGCTGCACTTATTACTGAACCAAGCATGCTCCATATACCTGAAATAGTCGCCTGTAGCAACTGGACACCGGCTTGCATCATCTGGCGTATAAATGCCGGATTTGTAAGTACTGCCAGTATATTTTTAATGATTACTGGGATAGCTTGGACCAGCGCGTTAACGATTACCGGTATAGCCTGTATCATTGCCATCATAAGCTGAATAGTACCCATAATAAGCGCCTGTAGCGCCTCCGGTGCAGTCAAGGCAGTTACTATTGCATCAACAACCTGTGGTATTGCCTCCGATATAATCTGTATGATCTGTGGCAATGCCTGCAGTATAGCCAGAAATAGCTGCACAAAAGCTTTTATAAGAATAGGGATGGCGTTTACTAATACCTGCACAACAGTTGGCAAAGCAGCCACCAGCGCGTTCAGAAGGCCCACGACAGCGTTTATTAGCGCCGGGACGAGTGTTGGTAGTACTTTAGCTAATGCAGGCACTAGAGCGCCCAGTACCTTGCCTATACCGTCCACAATTTTAGGTAACATGTCCACAATCTTTGGCACAGCTATTTCAATGGTCTTAATAAGGCTGTCTATAAACTCGTTAACATCGCCAGAGCCACTAAGTAAGTTGTCAAAGGCTTTTTTAGTAGTGTTAAGGCTACCAGATAGCGTTTCGTTTTCTTTTGCGTAGTTACCGGCATATTTGGCTGTCTTTTCTAGGAATAACTGGTTCGCAAGCCCGACCTTTTCTTGTATAGACATCTGGGCAGTAGTTTTTCCGAGTCCCTTTTCTAGCGCGTAAGCATTAAGCGAGGTGTCGTTCATCGCAACACCTAAGTTATCCATCATGGTAAAGTTACCCTTTGCCATGCCTGTGACTGCTTCTAGAGCCTCTGTGGTACTAATACCCATAATAGAGGCGATGTCAGATGCTCGTTGCATTGAGTCGCTAGACATCTGCATAGATGCCTGAACGCTAAAGCCTGCGCCCTGAAATAGCGAACCCATCTTGTTCGCGCCCTGTAAGAACTCCTGCTGTGAAAGCCCGGCGGTCTTAAACGCTTGAGCGCCTTTTTCTTGTATGGTTTTAGCGTACTCGCCAAATACCGCCTCAGAGCCACCAATTTGCTGTTCTAGCTCGGCCTGCGCCATCACAGCCTTAGTGGTAAGTGCTACCAAGCCAACAGCGCCTGCAGCAAGCCCAGCGCCAATAGCCAAGCCACCAACCTTTGCTATACCGCCAAGTTTACCAATAGCTGACTGAAAAGGACCGCTGCTTTTTTCAACTTCATCGCCAAGTGCTGCAGTAGCAGGCCCAGCCGACCCTTTAAAACCACTGGCAATCTTGCCCTGAATGCCGGTCATGTTGGGCGCTATTCTTACATAAGCTGTGCCGATGTCTGCCATATAGTTGCGTTTATACCTTTTCTTAAGCCAGTTTTACCGCAACCGTTGGCGTGTTTTTATAGTGAAATTATAACATAAGCCATTAAACGCGCCCAGCATCCTTTGCTTTTGTCAACGCGATGTGGCCGATATAATTCTCATGCTGATCTGCGCCCTCTGCTTTTATAGTGGCAATGGCGCGAATACCACGCTTAATAGTACCAACCTTAGTAGACACTGTAATAGATGGTGGGTTGCTAGAGAGGCTTGATGCCATCCCTGTTGCTCTTGCTGCTATTGCATCTGCTGATGTCTTTACGACTGAAGCAGACATTCTCTGCAAGATGTCCTCGCCACCTTTTTGGTCTAATGCAAACGATACATCCTTACTCATGCTTATAGTATAGCGCACGCGTATAGCAGTCCCCTACTCCGCCCCCTACTCTTGCAAAAAAAGCGAGTTTATAGGGGTGCATGGTTTTTTATTTTTTATGTCAGTAGGGTAGGGGAGGGAACAAAAAGCGAACGTTTAACGCTAATATTGTGTAAAATTTGAGTCCCATTAGGTATATATGTAACACTAATTAGCTCTAACTTTTAGGTATAAATTGCCTGTATACATTTTTTAACCGCGTGGCATGGCGAGTATAGAGTGTATATCTTCTGTGCTGTGGGCCTCTGAGCCGTTATTTATAGGGCTTGGTGGCTGTGGCTTTTTCATGAATTCCGGCACAAATGGTTTTGGCTTATGGCGTGGTGCTTTCTTTTGCGCGTCTTTGCTCTTTTGCCACACCAGTGTTTCTAGTAAGTATGTTGCTTTGTTTGCAAATATCTCGGACCAGCCCCACTGATTAGACGGCTCTATTTTAGTGAATACCCGGCACTGTCTCGGTAATTGAAATAGTAGTCGCGCTGCTCGTGCTGGCAATACCTGCGCTATATCAAGGTTGTAGTATTGCTGAAAGTCCGCCTCTAGTTCATCAAAATACTGCCAGCGTATCTTGAGAAGCGCTAGTCTTTTGGGTCGAACTTCTCAATAATTGCAGTGTATACGTTGTTTAGCTTACTAATACGAAAGCGCCCTTTGTAGTCTGGGATGTCTTTGTGAGCCTCTGCATCTAGCTTTGCGAAGTGGGCCTTCATATCTGTATAGCCTTTGTCGCCAATAAGAAACTTAAGCAATGGCACGATACCGGCCACCTGCCCTTTATTTTCGATACGATCAATATACTCAAACGCCTCAACATCGTCTAGCAGGTCGGTGTCTACTGTAAATGTATAACCATCCAGCTCTATTTGTTTAACGCCACTATTCTTTTGGTCTGTTTCAGCCATTGTGTTTGCTCCACTTCTATTTAATATAAGTACCAATATTGTAACACAAACAAAAACGCCCAGACTAGCTGGGCGCATTTGCCGTATATACGATGATTAAGACGAAAGCACAGTTGCAATGTACTCAACGTGAGTGTCGCCGTTGCTGTCTGGATAAGCAACAAAGACCGCTGGGTATGTAACAGCTTCGCCATCAACGTAAGTGATCTCGCCGCTGCGGTCAGCGATTTGAGCGTTAGGCACGACAATACGCTTGATGCGTCCGCCGGTCATAACAAGCTCGAATACTACCGATACGTTCGGGAGCATTTCGCTACTTTGGGTAATAGTAAGACTACCATTGCCCTCTTCCACAACATTGTCCTCACCATAATATACTTTGAGCGCTTCTGCGTTGGTCTCTATGAGATTAACAGTAAACATCTCGGTAAATGAGGTTTGACCCACCAATACCAAGTCACCGCCCCAAGCGGTCACGTTTTCTGTGTCAGTCTCTACAGAGTTAACCAAGCCGTCTTCACTAACATATCCAAGCCCTTTAAAAGCGGCGTTGAGTGCTACATGAGCGTTAGTTGGCAGAGTAGTTCCGTAAGGAGCTACATATACTGCACCAGTCGACTTAGGTTTACCAAACGAAACGTTGTCAGCATCGTTCATGGTTAATTCCTTTGTATAGAATTGTTGGCACAACTACCTTTCGGCGCTCTGCTTATAAAATGATTATAACACATCTACATTGGCACGCTATTGCGAAGTAAAAGCGTCAAGCCTGCTGCAACGATGGCTATTACTATGTATTTAACTATGTCCCCGACTAATTTAGTAGTGGGCGTTTGAGTAGCCTTAAAGACCTCAAACTCTGTTCTAGTAACATACGATTTGTCGTTGCCAATCTTATATTCGCGTACTTCAGATATAAGACCATCAACTTTGGCTTCGAGTCTGATAAATGCTGGATTGTCCTGCACCATGTTTTGCCTCTCTTCACTTGTCGTCATAACTATATACCTTATCTACTATTTATTTTAATAATTATGATGAATATATATCCCCATACAAATCTTGAGAAGTACTTAAACTGCTCAAGCTCTGCTTGCCATAAAGACCAAGAGCCGACAACTCCGTCTTTTTAAACCACAAGTCACCACTAGGATTAGTATACTTGTAGTTTTCAGAATAAGGACCGGCAGTCTGTGAATAGGTCTCTACAGGAGGCACATCTGTCGGAGTAAGCATTGCACGCTTTACGGCTTCCATTACTACCCAGCGTGCGGTAACAGCATAAGACTCGCGTTCTGCTACTTGAGCATCAACATCGACATCAACCATGTGGCCAATTTCGCGCAACCGGGCGCTGGCGAGTTCTAATAGAACGTTGGCACGACCCTCTTCGCCGTCCGGGATGTCTTTCCAGAAAGCTTCTAATTGAGCCAGAGTAGCAAAGTCAGCCATTACTGTGTCCCTCCGTTTTGCATAAAGCTATTGGTAGTGGAGGCCACTCGTTTGGCCATAAGCTCCTCTGCCTCGCGCACGCCAATGCCCAGTAAGCGGTAACCGGCCATAGAACCCTGTAATTCTGGCATTGTCTGAAATAGCTTAAACAAGGCATCGCCTGCAGCACCAATATCAACCTGAAATATAGGCTTCCACGATGGTACAAGGTCTTTTAGTGGATCAGGCACAACGTTTACTTTATCAATAGCCATTCTTAATGTAATAGCGATCTGTTTTAGTTGCTCGCCCATTTCGTTTTGGCTATTAGTTGCCTCTAGTAGTAGGTCGTCTGACATTGCTGCAAGGCTGTCGGCGCTGGTTGGGTTGCCGGTTTCATAACCTAAGTTGCGAAGTGTAAGTGCTGTTTCTGCACAAAAGTCGCGAGCCTTGTCTTTTTTAGCGCCAATGAAGCCCTCGATGCTCATCTGCTGTAGCTGGCCAATGTCTGGCTTCTCGCCGTCCTCGTCTTTAGTAATGGCCCAGACCTTACCAATTGCCGAGTCTAATGCATCATCTTTTTTAGCGCCCTCTGCCAAGCCGTTAATATAACGCTGTGGTAGTGCATAGAACTCCTCTGCTATTTCTTCTCGGCGTTTGAGCCGTCCGACTTCCTGAATAATGCGCCGGGCAGTATTTGTAAGGCGTGATTTACCAAGTGGACGATCAGCGCTAGAGCGATGTGTAATTGGATGCAGTAAAGTGCGCCCGGTTGGGTTTGGTATAACTTCAGATATTGTGCGACCTATGAATATCGCGGTAAAGGTGGGTGTAAATACGATGTAATCGCAAGGTGCAAAGAGTACTCCGCGTGTTTTCTTGGCAGGAGGCGACCATTTGGTTACTGCAAGGCCGTATTTAAGCAAGCCGGTCTTTTGGTCTACTTCGCCGGTTGCTTCTTGTGCAGTAAATGGTATAAGAACCTTGCGACCATCCTCATCATCGCTTACTGCAATAAATGCACAGCCAGCTATAAATGCATCGTGCTTTGTTTTGCCAATAACGCTCCACGCGCCAATATCAGTCAAGTAATCGTTAATGCCAAACGTATCTTTTGCAAAACCGTCAAATACAACGCGGTCAGATAAGGTATTTACAGCGCGAGAGGCCCAGCCAATACCCGGACGGTGGTTTACTAGAGAACGAGGTGTGGCTATACCGAAGTCGCGGACATCATTGTCAGCATCATAATATTCATATTTAGTTTGGACTTTAACCGATTTAGAACCCAGACATAGCAGTAACTTTTCTGCTACTTGCTGTGATATTTGGATTAGTGGGTTATCTTCCGGCTGCATTTGATGTTGCTTATCCTTTTAATGCCGGTTTTGCCGCTCCGTAAGCGTAATTGTTATTCGTTAATTATTATATCAGATATTGATATTTTAACATAAGTACATAACTAGTGTACCACTAGCTCTGATATACGAACAAAAGCGCCGGGCTTGCGTTGCCGGTACTCTGCCTGAACCGCCAAGCGTGGTACATCCTGCCACTTGTCATCGCGGAGTATTACGGCCTCTACCAACATGTCTAATATGCTAGTAAGGCGGTTGTCTAGATCAGCACGCGTATTAGTACCGAAGTAAATTATTACCTCTATACCAACCGGGTTAAAAAAGCGCTCACGTGTCTGCAGGCGCACCTGCTTTATAGCGCTAGCCTCCCATTCAACATAGCGTTTACTTGGGAATGAAACACCATCGCCTCTATTTATGCGCGAGTTCTTTTTACTCGGCACATTACCGTCTAGGATTAGCTCAACGGTCTTTTGGTTTGACATAATTATTCAACTGGCCGTTTCTAGAGCGATAGCCCTCAGTTACAATAGAACAATCGCAACCTCTGTGGCGCTTAAATACCTCTGAGTCGGGTTTAGTATACGTCCCGGCCAATGACTCGCACCACGAACAGGTCTCGCCGTTCATTTTACGCGTAACAGTTGGGTACTTGCCACTCTGCTTGGCGTTCTGTACTGCATCGTGCTGGGCTTTTGATGCCATAGTGTCTAGATAGTTACGAACGTAGTCATCAACGCCCAGAGCGCCGGTAGATACGCTTGCAGCAGCCACTTTTGCCAGTCCGTAATAGCGATCATCAATACCCGGACCGCGTGTATGCTCTATCTCGAAGTCAAAGGCGTTCATATCATAAACTTTAGTATAAACTGCAGTGCCAACCTCCCGGAATAATATCTCTTGGTTTAGCTGGCGTATTTCTGGGTCAATTTCTGGGTTATTTATAAGCGCCAGTGCTGCGAGTACCTTTTTTGTGATCGTGTCGTTAAGTTTTGCGTAATCCATTAGAAGCCCCAGTCATCTATTGTGCTTTTAATATCATCCAGCGCCGATATGGTTCGCTCCACGCGCTTGCTGGAGTACACACGTCCGCGTGCAGGCTCTTTGGTGGCAATAAGTACATCTATGAAGCGTGAAGCCTGTGCATCGTCCAGTGCGTGGGTAATTTCGGCTATACTTTGAGCGCTGGCTACCGTCTCGGACGTATCCTTTACGATTTCGCTAGCAACAAGCAGTTCTTTGACCTCTTTAAACTCTTTGGTCTTAATAACTGCTAGATCAGCAATGTATTTACTCTGCGCTTCCGATGCCATCTGGGATTACCTCTTGTTCTGTTTCATTTTCTGATACATCTACTGTAGCACCCTCTAATTGTATACGCATAACTTCAACTCCGGCTTCGTTTTTGGTAAACTCCACACGCGACCAGTCCTCACTCAGCTTTTTAGCACCGCCTCTAGTAACGATTTTTACATCGCCAGTAAATCTATTAACGTAAGGTATTTTTTTAGTTGCCATATTAAGTATATTTTACCACAAAACAAAAGCGCCCGGATATACCGAGCGCGATTGTGTAGTCGGGTTAAGACTAAGAGCTAGCGCCAGCTTCGCTAATGATGCTGAATGCTGAACCGTCAAAGATTGTAAATCCAAACACAGCTTCTGCGCGGATTGCAATTTCGTTAGTTCGCTTCAAGTCACCAAGACCATCTGGGTCACCGAACTCGATAGTCTCAAGAGGGACTTCACGAGCAACACCCCATTTAAAGGCGTTCCAGTCGCCCAAGATTGCCTGAATACTGACTTCTGCAGTTTCAAGTTCCTGACGGCCACTAACAGTGTCGCTAGATGCTGCCTGCAAGCCCTGAAAGTTCTCGAAACCAAAGCCCAAGCCCAGTTCTGGGTATAGAGGACGGTTTTCGTTGTCTTTCTTGCGTGCTAACTGACCAGCATATACAGGGTCAAGCGCGATACCAGTAGCGATGTAACCAGCTTCCTGCAAGTCTTGTGCTGCAGTTTCCAAGTCGGTCTGAACGTTACCAGTTGCAACAACACGACTTACACCGTTACCGGCTTTGTCGAAGTAATCTGCAACGCTAGCTGAAATCTCACCAGTCTTAGGGTTGATACCATGAATAGCAACAAGGTCAAGCGCACGACTAAGTGCGATTGCAACGTTTGCTACTAAGCCATCAACAACACCAGCTTGGTAATCTTCATCAGCCCACATAAGTTCATTGCTGAAACGATATGTGATTTGAACTTTATATGTTTTGACGGTTTTCTTACCGGGAGTACCATCATTAGAACTCTTGTTTGCACCTTCGCCGACTAGCTCTGCCTTTGGAGTGCTAGTAAACGTGAAGTGGTCGGTAGAACCAACTTTAATATCGGGTGCGCTTGGTGCAAGCCGTGAAAGAACACCACCACGAATGTTCTTACTCCATGCCTCGCCAGTATGATTAGCAAGGTCAAGAGCCGTAGTTAAAAGCGGATTAGCCATAACTTTAATCTCTCTTTCTAAAATAAATTATTAAAACGGTTTAGTCGTCAGACTTCTTGCCAAATAATTTACCTGCGATTGCCTTCGAGTCGGTTTGAGTTTCATCAGGCTTTTTCTGCTTGTTGATATTCACTGTGCCACCTGTAACTCCTTTGGACAGCTTTTCAGCTCTCTGTCGTAGTTCTTCGGCGGTCTCGCCAGTTACAAACTCTGCAAGGTCATCGGATAGCTTAAATTCGTGAACAACCTTGACCTTTTCGGTTTCCAGTTGTGCTTTGCCAAGCTGTTTTTCCAGTTCTGATTTCTCAGTACCAACAGTCTTGAGCTTGTTCTCGAACTCTTGTGTGATCGTGTCAACCTTGCCAGCCTTTTCCTTGAGCGTATCATAGTCAGCAAATTTGCTGCGTTCTCGTTCAAGTCGCTTTTCAACAACACTGTCCACGTCCACCTGTGTAAGTAAGTTTTCGCTTACCTCTACATAGTTGTCGCCATCTTTTGTAAAATATTTAGCCATTTCCGCTTTTTCCTTTCCGGTGCGTAACCGTTTTTTCTGACTAACTTTAATATATCATATCGTAATTAAATACAACAGCCTTAATGCTAACGCCTGTAATATATGTCACAGTAAATTTGGTAACGGCTGTATTGGCCAACTATATCATCGAGGTTTACAACAGAGTTAACTACTGCACGCGTGATATTTTCGTTATAGGCCAGAAGCGCCGGGATAAGGTCTGCGATTTCGTTTGCCTTTTCGCTAGCGGTGGCCCGGCTATTTTTATGATATACCTCGATTAGTATTTCGGCCCTGTCAAGGACCATTGCCTCGCGAGGACCACCGGTGCGATCTACTAATATAAACTTCTCTGGTAGTTCCTTTGGCTTATCGCCACTCACAGCCCAATCAGTAATCGAGTCAAGCCATGATATAACTACTGTTTCAACATTAGCCATTTATACACTCCGCTCTAAAGTACCTGTTCCATCTGGTTGGCGTGTTCTCGTCCATAAATACAACGCTGTCGCTGTCTAAGCTAAAGACCTTACCGTTCCAAGTAACCTCTGAGTTGCTGACATCGCCAGTGTAGAGTT